CTCGTTAGAAAATGGGCCTGTAAGACTTACGGGTTAAAAGACGCAGATTTAGAGTTACTAATTTATTTAGACTGTAAGAAGCGTTTTACAAGAAATGAATTTATAGACGGAACTTATACATACTCTTGGGATAAAGAGAGATGGGAGCGTCTAAGAAGAAAAGGCTGGATAGAAGTTTGGAGACATAGAAATCGCACGACGATAAAATATAGCGTATATAAAACTTCATTTAAATGCAGCCAACTAATAAGTAGAATATACAGAATATTATTAGCGGAAGAAGATTTGCCAATATCAGACAGAAGTATATTCTATAATAACAAATCATATACTGATAAAGTTTATAATAAAGCTATAGATGATATGATAAAAGACAAAGATAGGTAATATGGCATTTAAACTAGGTAAAGCAAAAGGATTACAAGCTCAAGGTGGAAATATTAAATCTAAATTTAAATTTAAATCTGGAGATGAAATTATACCTGGAACACCTGTTTATAGAAAAAAGCTAGGAGAAAATATACTAGCTGAAGCTAATATGGATGGTTCAATATTTATAAGTAAAGATTATGATATTAACGATCCTATAATGAGATATACTATAGCTCACGAAATGCAACATATAACTAAAATGAAAACTGGTGAAGAAACTTACGATGATAACGCTGTTTATTATAAAGGTGAAGTTTGGCCAAGAGGTAATGGTTATATAACAAATCCTCATACTGGTAGAAAATATAAAGAAGGAAGTAGAGAGCTTCCTTGGGAAAACAACAAAATATAAAAATTATGGTATTTAAAATGAAAGGTTTTTCTGGTTTTAAACAGAAAGTAGATCATCAAAAAGATATGGAAAATCTAGTTGCAGGACCAATTAGAAAGAAAGATGTAGGTCCAGTATCTAAAGAAACAAAAAGAAAATCAATAGAGCAAGAAAATCAAATTGAATCTATGATAGAAGAAGTTGGTTTTGATATTGAAAACGGAAAAATATCTAAAACAGAAGGTAATAAAAAAATTGCTTTACTTAAAGCTAAATTAAAAAAACTAAAAGGTTAATGTGGAGTTTATTTAAAGATAAAAACGAAATTAATGAAAAGAACGTAGTAGGATTTGCTTCGTTTGTAGTAATGTGTTTGTTTGCTGTAGCTGATTTATTAACTAGTGTTTTAGCAGATAAAGATTTAATTATAAATGAAGTTGTTTATAATTCATTTGTATGGGTAACGTTAGGTTGTTTTGGTATTAGTTCGTTTGAAAAAGTAAAAACAAAATAATATGTTAAGTAAATTATTTTCTGGTGGAGCTGCAGATTTAGTAAAAGGTGTAGGTGGTGTAATAGATAACTTACATACATCAGCAGAAGAAAAACTAGAAGCTGAAAGAAAAATAAAAGAATTAATTGCTAACTACGAAATTGAAGTAGAAAAGAATATTACAGCTCGTTGGGAAGCAGATCAAAAATCAGACTCATGGTTAAGTAAAAACGTTAGACCTATGGTTTTGATATTTTTAATAGTATGCACCATGCTATTAATATTTATAGATGCAGGTGCAATAAAATTTAATGTAAAAGATTCATATGTAGATCTTTTACAACTAGTATTAATAACAGTAATCGGGGCTTATTTTGGAGGACGTAGCCTTGAAAAAGTAAAAAAATAAAATTATGGGATTAAATTCAACAGAAGTAGCTTACGGCTTTGGTCAAATGGGTAGTGGTTACTTAGATGATACAGGCGCTTTAACACCACCAACAGGTAGTGTAATAGTTGCTATAACTTGTATTGATGCTACTAAGTTTACTACATTAACAGCTGACACTTCTTATTACGAAGCTGCAGATGGTAGTGACGGTATAGCTTTTATAGGTACAGCAGCTCAAGTAACATCAAACGGAGCTAACAGTGAAGCTATTGCTTCAGCAGACGAGTTTCCAACAGGAGGATCAGTTTCAGAAGAGTTTACTTTAGCTAGTATATCTGGTTTACAGTTATGGCTTCAAAATGGACAAGGTGTAACTGCTGCTCAATGGGACGATTCTAGTGGTAACAATAACCACGTTGCTCAATCAGATGCTGACAAGCGAGGAGCTGTAGAAGATGGTGGTATTGATTTTAATCAATCATCAAACCATTATGATTTTACATCAACAATAACAACATCTACGTTTACTGTGTTTGTTGCTATGGAGCCAGATAGTGGTAATTCTATGTCTTTTTTCGGTCATGGTGGAGGTACTGATTTTATGAGAATTAATCAAAGTGCAGACAACGAGTTTAGATCAAAAAGAAATAGTTCGTTTGATCTTAACGTAAGTCACTCTACAGATTTTACATACGAAAATAGAGGGGGAGTAGAAAAGTTTATAATAATGGTTAGGCAAGAAGATGACAATACTGTCACTGTAGGAATAAACAATGATCTTGATAATTTTGCTTTAGCAAATAGTACAGGAGAAGATTTTGACTTTAGTATATTAGGAGGACAAAGCACAGGAGGTGCTAATGCTTTTGATGGAACAATATACGAAGTTGCTATATATAACACTACACTTAGCGCTGCGGATGCTACTTTAGTTAGAGAAAATATAGCAGAAAGAGTATCAATAACTTTATAATATTAATTAAATTAAATAAAAATGGCAAAAAGAAAAACACCAAAAGTGGATTTAAAACCACGTGCAGAAAAAATTACAGATCAACAGTTAGAAAGATTACAAAAAGCTGTTGCAGGAGTTAATAAAGCTAAAAACGATATAGGAGGTTTAGAAATACAAAAACACTCTATAGTTGGTATTGTTAATGAACTAAGCAATATAATAACAGAGCTTAGAACTGAGTTTAAAAACGATTATGGAACAGATGATGTTAATATTCAAGATGGTTCTATAAATTATACTGAAAGCAATGTCAAAGTTAATTCGTAAAATAACAATAGGTAAAGATTATAAAATTGACTCTATGCATTACTCTGTTGGTCAAGAAGTTTATGGTGGACATACTATAAGCAATATAATAGAAGAAAAAGACAAGTATTGCATATATATAAAAAAAGAAAAAGATGTTTTACCTTGGAAAGACTTTAATAAAAACATGGCTGTATCAGTTGAATATAATCTAGAATATTAATGAAAAGTATTTATAATTATGTTATATCTCCAGTTGGAGAAAGATATAATAATAAAAAACAAATAGACGATAAAAGTTTAATATTAAATACTGAAATTTTTAATCATGAATACGTTAACCGTAAAGGCATTGTTATTGATGTTCCTGCTGTTGGTAATCCACAAATTAAAAAAGGAGAAGAAGTAATAGTACATCACAATGTTTTTAGAAGGTGGCATGATGTTAAAGGTGTAGAAAGAAATAGTAAAGCTTGGTTTAAAGAAAATATATATCTTGTAAACGAAGAGCAAATATTTTTAAGAAAAATAAAAACACCTTGGACTAGATTTAAAGAACCAATATGGAAACCTTTAAATGGTTTTTGTTTTATTAAACCCTTAGTTAGTGTTGATGAGTGGGATAAAGAGAAAGAACATGCTACAAAAGGTATAATAAAATATACTGATGGTAGTTTTGAAGAAGGTGATGTTGTAGGTTTTACACCGTTCTCTAAATATGAGTTTATTATAGATGGAGAAAAACTATATAGAGTTTACTCTAAATTTATTACAATTAAATATGAATATAAAGGAAACGAAGAAACTTATAATCCAAGCTGGGCACAGAGCGGTTGAAGAGTTGATTAATGTAGCTAAAGAAAAAATCATTACTAATACTGATGATGATGTTTCTGCTGATAGATTAAAAAATGCTGCAGCTACTAAAAAGTTAGCTATATTTGATGCGTTTGAAATACTTAACCGTATACAAGAAGAAGAAAATATTCTGGAAGGAAAGACACAAGAAGAAAAAAAAGAACGAGTATTTAAAGGCTTCGCGGAAGGCAGATCGAAATGAGTTACGAGCAAAGTTTATATAAAATAGTTGAACCAGTTAAGAAGACAACAATTAATCGACTTAACAAAAAACGTAAATGGGAATATGGGTACAATAAAGAACATGATATCGTCGTTATATCAAAAACTGGTAAAATTGGAGAGATTATTCAGATCCAAGGTTTGTCAATTGGCTTGCCGTTGGAACCAGTGCAAGTGCGATTGTCAAATGCCAATAAATGGCAAAAAATAGAATATCCAAAAGAATTAAGTAAGCTTAAAAACATATTTGATTGGAGAGCATACCCAGAAGAAAGTAAAGACAAGTGGTATGATTTTATAGATGAAGAGTTTAAGCGTAGAGAAGAAGGATTTTGGTTTATGAATAATGGTAAGCCTACTTATATAACAGGTAGCCATTATATGTATTTACAATGGAGTAAAATAGATGTTGGTGCTCCAGATTTTAGAGAAGCCAACAGGTTGTTCTTTATATTTTGGGAAGCGTGTAAAGCTGATAAACGTTGTTACGGTATGTGTTACTTAAAAAACAGACGTAGTGGTTTCTCATTTATGTCATCAGCTGAAACAGTTAACTTGGCTACTATTTCGAGTGACTCTAGATATGGTATATTATCAAAAAGTGGTGGAGATGCTAAAAAAATGTTTACAGATAAAGTCGTACCTATATCGATTAACTATCCGTTTTTCTTTAAACCGATACAAGACGGTATGGACAGACCTAAGTCTGAACTTGCTTATCGCGTACCTGCAAGTAAGTTTACGCGTAAAAAAATTACTGCCAACGAAAAGCAAGAAGAGTTGGTTGGACTTGACACTAC